GCTGGCGGCGGTCATACTCCTGCTGTAGCTACTTTTTCAGGTACAGGCACAGTAACTAGCGGATCGGCTGTCACTTCGGCTGCAATTAACACATTTACATTTGCAGCGGCCGACACAGGCCATAATGTTCAAGTAATTTATAATTATAATATTGCAACCGGATCAACTATCACACTACAAAACAACTTAATGGGTAGTCAAAACCCATATCAGCTTGAATTTTTCTCGCAATTGGCGGGAGTACAATTACACGTTATATTCCCTCGCGTAATGGCTGCGGGAACAGCATTAAATGCTAAAATGGAAGATTTTATGTTGCCTACGCTTGAAGCAAAGGCAATGGCAACTACAGCCGATATTCTAGGTTATTTGTATTTGGATGATTCAACAGCACAATAAGACTAGCCCGGTTAATACCCGGGCTTTTAACTTTGAAAATAAGAGGGCTGATATATATGGAAATAGTAAAGTTTAAAGGTCATGAAATTGAACTGGCAGGAGTTAAGTACCAATGCCCACCCCTTAGTCCCTACGCCTACGCAAAATATGGAGCATCAAAAAAGATTCAGACAATCCGTGAAGAAATTGACAAAATGCAAAAAGGTAATCAAAACTTTGCCGAGTTATCGGAAGAATCATTTACTAACATTATTGAACTTACCACACTGGCATTAAAACGTAATTACCCTGATATTACTGAAGATGATGTTGGCGAGGGATTTTATGATGGATTTGCTATTTTTGGCGTTCTACAATTTTTGATTAGCCAAGACGAAAAAGTTCAAGAAGAAATGCAGAAACAAATAAAAAACGTTCAGAAGCAGTCGGGGAAGACGACGAATTAGACTGGCTGCTAATTTATGCAACGTTTGGTGATCGATGCGGATTTACGGAAGAATATGTCGATTGGCAATTAGACATGGACAGGCTGTTCACATACTTTGAATACTGGAAAGACAATCCGCCTATTGGCATGTTATTCAAGCAATTTATTGAAGCGAAATACGGCAAAGGTAAGCAGAAATTTAATTCCGGCAACACTGCTGCTGCAAATACATCTGACGGCGGTATTCCGCGGCCTAAAAAGCCTAAATCATTTAAAAATGACGAAGACAAATTGGCTTGGGAAAAAGCGGATTGGAAATGGCAAGAATATCAACTTGGTGCATTGAAAAGCATGTTTGGTATGAGCGGTGGCATTGTCAGAGAATGTAAGGGGGTGAATAAGTGAGCGAAACTAATTTAGGTGAATATCGCGTAGTAATTGAAGCTGACTACGCCAACTTTTCTGCACAAATTAATACTGTATTGAAAACCGTTCAAGATTCCGCTGACCAGATGATTGCTAAAATGTCCGCTATGAGCAGCACTGTCAGTGCTGGAATGGCGCAAACAGCAACAACAACAGCAACGGCGTCCGCAGGAATAACCTCTTCCGTTAGTGGAATGACTAAAGTTGTCGGTGAATCGGTTACTTCGCTGAATACTGTATTCGAAGGATTAAAAAACACACTGTTGACAATCGTCCCTGCAATGGCTGTCTTGGCAACATTTAGCGCAGTTAAAGACGCTACTACGGATTATTATAAGGAAGTAAAACAATTATCAAATAACCTCGGCATAAGTTCACAGCAATCTTCCAGTCTTAATGTAGCATTAGAACAAGTTGGACTGACTACAGGAGAATATTTAAGCGCTTCAAAAGCAATGACAAGGCAATTGGCTACAAACGGAAAAGGGTTTAGTGAACTTGGAATAGAAACAACAAACGCAAATGGAACTTTTAGAAACTCGCAAGAAATTTTAATGGACGTTGCCAATGTGTTAAAAAATACTGAAGCTGGAACCTCTAGAAATGTAGCAGCTACAGAAATATTTAAACGGGCGCAAATTGATGTAACTAAATTTAGCAAGTTATCAAGTGACGCTTTAGCTGACGCAGCACAAAAAGCCGAAGCATTAGGATTAATGATTGGTCCTAAACAAATGGCTAATTACGATGCTTATTTACAAGCACAGCGTGATTTAAAACTTGTATTTGAGTCGTTATCTATTTCAATCGGCGGTGCAGTATTGCCAGTTTTGGCTAAATTAGGCGAGTTTATTGTCGGAATACCTGCCATAATTAATGGAGCAATTAGTTCTGTAAATGGGTGGATTGATTCACACAAGGATTTAATTAATACCATTGAATCAGTTATGGAAATATTAGGTATTACTACGGGCGTGTGGGCAATTTATAAAATCGGTATATACGCTTCTGCTGCTGCTACTGCAATATGGTCAGGAACAACGGCGGCGGCAACAATAATTATGGCAACGGTAACGGGTGCGATTGAAACCGCAACAATCGCAATTATGCTATTTAAAGACGGTGAGTATGCTGCGGCAATTGCTACTACAGCTATGACGTTGAGATTAAACTTGCTAGTTGGCTCCGTTGTTGTTATTGGCGTTGCTATTGCAGCGCTGGCAACTGCATGGTATACAAACTTTAACGGCATCAAGGATGCTACTGCAAGCACGGCTGATGCAATTGCACAAGCGTTTACTTCATTATGGGAACATTTAAAAAGTATTGGTGCCGGAATATTTAAAGTTCTTCAAGGATCACTAGCATTAGACCCCGCAACGGTTGAAGATGGAATAAACACAGTTACAAGTGGCTGGTCTGGAGCAATGAACGATATTGGCAGTATCGCAAGCAATACATGGTCTGGTGTAAAAACTGCTGGAGTATTAGCTTTTGAAGGAATAGCGAATGCAGCAAAAGGAATAATGTCATCAGTTGGACTTGGTGGTAATGGGGAAGGAAGTCCTAATAATGACGGCAATGAAATAGGACCACAAGCAGGTAAAGAACCCGAAGAAAAAAAAGGAGAAAAACCAGACACAGAATATCAAATAGCCAAAAGAAATTACGAAGAAGATATTTCTCTTGCTAATTATTCCGCTAACGATAAACTTTATTTGTATAGACAATATTTATCAAATGTAGAAAAAGAAGAAAAAGAAAAACTTGATTTTATGAAGGGACAACATCGGTTAGAAAACGAGTCATTCAAAGAATCCGTTAAGTCGCAATCTGATGATTTAGACATTCAATTGGCAAAACAATTAATCAGTCAAGGAGAATATTATAGCAAACAAACCGAACTAAAGAAAAAGTCATTAGATCGATATTTAGCTGATGAAATAACAGCTAGAAAAGAATCAGACTCGTTTGCAGGTAGAACGATCCAGTCTGACGATACTTATAAATCATCAATTGAAAACACGGAGCAATATAAAAAGCAACTTAAAGATGTTAACGATGAAACTAGAAAAAGTATTGATTTGGAAAAAGATTTAGCTAAAATCCGCGAACAATCAGCAATGAATCATAGTTTATCGGTAATTAACGCTTCTCAAAAATCGGCTGAAACTTCGCATTCTCAATATGGAATTAGTGATGAGCAACTATTGGCGGTTACAGCAAAAAACGCTAAAGCAACGTATGACATCAAAGTGGCCGAACTAGCCAAAGAATTAGCTGAAGCACAAAACGATGAAAAAAAGCAAGAAGAAATAAAAGCCAAATTGCTTGCGCTTGATGACGAATATGCTGCTAAAAAAGATCAAATTAATCAACAAGTTTATGCTAACGCTAATCGTTATCAACTTGATTTTATAAATACTTACGAAACCAGCATAGCCGAAGCCATGAATAACACTTTAAACAAAACTAAATCGTTTGCTGACAATATTCGCAGTATATTTACTTCACTATGGAAAACTATCGCAAACCAATTTTCACAAGATTTTGCGACAAAGTGGACTACAAGTTTGTCGCAATTAGTTTTAGGCAGTAAACAATCTGATGATAAAATTAAAAATTCTAAAACAGATTTAACTAACGGATTAAATCAAGAATTGACGAAGCAACTCAATAAAGAAACCCAAGTAAATAACCAGAAGACAACTTTAAACACAACATCAGACACAGCAATACAAACGTCTGCTGCTAAAACTACTACTTCTGTGCTAGGCGACCTTAGTCAGATGCTTACTCAAATGTTATCCACAATGGCTATTATGTATGTTATATCGGCATTGTTTGGCGGTGGTGGTTCATCTAGTTCGACCAGTAGTAGTTCGGTAAGTCTCGGACGTAGTGCAAGCAGTTATTACACTACCCCGACAGCAGTGTCACAAATAACGGTACCTTCATTTGATGTTGGTGCGCAACAACTTCCAGAGGATATGCTGGCTATGGTTCACAAAGATGAAATGATTCTTGAACCGGGGCTTGCAAGCAATATTAGAAGCTTGGGTACTTCTGACAATAGTACATCAAACAGCACAAATGTCACGGTAAAAAGCAACTTTTCGCCGAATTTAATTGATAGTCGAGGAATTAATCAAGTTTACAAACAAACGACTAGAGAATTATCCAAAGGCGTTGCAAAAGCATATCGAAATGGTTCTCTTAGCTCGAAATTAGCAACTACATAATAAGACTGCCTATTATGGGCGGTCTTCCCTTATGAAAGGAGTGATTTCATTGTCCGACTTAATTTTTCCAGCACTTCGCGGATTAACTTACCCGATAACGAAAACGCCAAACCACAGCACGATTACGCAGCGCGGATTAACAGGAATACCAAAATTTTTACAACTTTATACCTACCCCTACTATGATTTAAAATTGATATTCAGTTACTTGGAAGACACCAATGACCAGCAAGATGATATTCACACCTTAATGGGTTTTTATAATCGCAATGGGGGTGCCGGACAAGACTTTTTATTTGCTGATGCTAATTTTGAAAATAATGAAGTTAGTGGTCAGGTTTTTGGTGTTGGCGATGGCATATCAACTAGCTTTAGACTTGCTAGAGACTACGGCGGTTTTGTTGAACCTGTATTTGGTCTTGTTATGACTCCCGTAATTTTAATTAACGGTGTACCAACATCAGCATTTACATGGACAACAACCGCATTAATAAATTTCACCACAGCGCCGACATTAAACGCTCAATTATCATGGACTGGCGATTGGTATTACCGTTGCCATTTCAAGGCTGACACAAGCGACTTTGAGCAGATGTTTTCTGGTGGTTGGGAATTAAAAGAACTCGAATTGGAGACGATTAAGTTATGAAAATTATCTCCACAGCGCTACAAAATTTAATAACGCAGCATATGACAGGCGAGTTAACGACTTGGTATATTGCTGAATTATATGTTTTTTGGCTCAATTCAGGGCGAACACTTTTATATACTGGTCATGATACGACTTTATCTGTTGGTGGTAATATATATCAGCACTGGCCTATTAATCACGGTGATATTACGGAAGTCAGGGGAACTGAAGTAAGTACAACGGATATATCAGTATATTTTAATCCGTTTGATATTATTACAAGTTTGGGAATAACTTGGATTTCAGCATTTAAATCCGGTGCATTTGACAATTGTTATCTCAGCATTGATCGTTTATACTCTCCGATTCCGTGGCAATATATTATGCCAAACATCAGTAATGATTACGTGTTGAAAGGCAGATTTTTAGGCCGTATAGATGTTGACGAGTGCAAATTAACATCCTGTAAAGTGACAGTTAAATCTCCAATGGAACTATTAACCGATAATCAATCCAACTTTCCAAGAAATTTAATCATTACAAACTGTATAAACACGTTTGGAGACTCGATGTGTACTATTAACAAGGAAAATTTAGCAGTTACCTGCACAGCACAGGAAGGAAGTTCGCAGAGCGCCATTGTAAGCGGATTAACGCAAACCAGCGGGTATTTTACCCAAGGAAAAATTATTGGACTTACAGGAGCAAATACTGGAGTTACGCGCACAGTAAAAACTTATGCAAGTGGAACACTGACATTAGCTAATCCGTTGTTGTTAGCAGTGGGTGCAGGTGACACGTTTAGAGTTTATCCAGGGTGTAGCAAAACGATTGCGGCTTGTGAAAGTTATAATAATATAGCAAATATACGAGATTTTCCGTTTTTACCAGTTCCTGACACATTATTATAATATGGTAATTAGGGGTATTGAACTACCCCCACCTAAAGAGGTGGGAGATTCTTGGGAACACCACGACTAGTGCCGAAGTTTAACCAAGCTATCCCCATAGTTCCTATGGTTCATTGGCATTTAAGCCAAAAGTCTAAGTCCTTCGGCAAGTATATTTGTTGCCGCGTTCATATCTCGATCATGCACAGTATGGCAATTTGGACATTCCCACTCCCTCAGATTCAAGTTCTTAACTTCTCTATTGCGGTATCCGCAACAAGAGCAATTTTGACTTGACGGGAATGTTTTGCCGATTACAGAAATCGTTCTGCCGTACCAGTTCGCTTTGTATTCAAGCATAGCCCGAAATTCAGACCAACCAACATCAGCAATAGATTTCGCCAACTTGTGATTTTTAATCATATTGCTAACTTTTAAATCTTCTAGGCATATCGTTTGGTTATCACGAATGAGCCTAGTTGATAGTTTCTGCAATAAATCACGCCTACAGTTAGCAATCTTCTCATGATGCCTAGCCAGTTTGATTCTAGCCTTATTGCGGTTGTTACTACCCTTTGTTTTTCGGGATAGTTCTCTCTGCAATTTAGCAAGTTTTCTTTCCATCTTGCGATAGTATTTAGGATTAGCAATCTTTTCACCAGTAGACAGGATAGCAAAATCTTTGATACCCAAATCAATACCTACTGATTGACTAACCACTGGCAATTGCTGAATTTCAATGTCAGCCAAGACAGACACAAAGTATTTGCCTGACGGATTACGGCGAATAGTAGCACTAATGATTTGTCCGTCAACTTCTCTCGATTTAGCGAATTTCACTAGTCCGAGTTTAGGCAACTTGATTATATTGTCCGCTATTCTGATTGATGAATTATTACATTTACTGGTATATGATTGAACAGGGTTTTTCTTAGACTTAAATTTTGGATAGCCTTTCTTTTCTTTGAAAAACTTTTGATATGCAAAATCTAAATCTTTCAAAGTGGATTGAAGCGAGGTAGAATCTGGTTCTTTCAGCCAAGGAAACTCTTTCTTTAATTTAGTTAATAAGGCAGAGCAACCATTGTAGTTAATCATTGCATCGTATTCTTCATATGCTTCTTTGCGTTTTGCTAGGAAGTGATTGAATACGAAACGATTGCAACCAATTGACTTGGATATTAAAGTTTCTTGTTCTTTTGTGGGAAACAATCTAAATTTAAACGCTTTCATCATTGACTAAAACCTCCTTTCTTGTTATTATTATAACACGTATATACGTGAAAAACAAGAAGGAAGTGGCTATTATGAGAGTTAAATTCACAACAAGTTTAGATTCAGAATTAGTAGAAAAAATTAAGATTCAAGCAATTATTGAAAAAACAGACGTTAGTAAGATTCTCGAAAAGTTAATTACAGAATACTTGAAAGGCGGCGATTCATCCCCCAGCTAATTGTTGCGACAATTTGAGCAGGGAGTATTCTCGCCGACGATGATAAATCATGATCG